TTAATCATCATGGAAATTACTATTGGTGAGATAAAATATAACATAATTAAAACGTACATGTGCTGTCATTGAATCTTTCCATACGGCATAACATACGTCTCCTTTCCATGTTGCTCCTTCTACGTGAAAACCATTGGCATTCCCATCACCATTCATTACAAGCACACAATATCTTCCTGTTAAATTAGATGTTGACGATAAACCATATTGCCTTTTGAAATTTTTTCTTAGCCATTCCAAACCAAATAATCTGCATGAAGTTCCACTTACATTAGTGACATAAGTTCCTTGTAGTATATATGGCATTCCAATCATTCTTTCTTCCAAATCCGTCCCATCACTCATTGCGATACAATCAGATGGAAACATTATTTTTTGATAACAGGTTGCATCTTTTTTATCGTAAGGGTCTACAATTTTTGTTTCATCTAATATAGCCATTATTTATCACCACCAAATCTAAATATAACTTTTCCAAAAATTTTATAATACGGTGGATTATCTGGTTCATAATCAAACCATTTCCACTCAATATAATCCAAAACAGGAATAAAAATTGCAGATAAGAATAACCACAGAAAATAAAATGGCAAACATATTTGCCCTTTAAAATTGAACGGCATATTACGATAATCCCATATCTCAAAATTAGAATTCCATATTAATCCCACACATAGTTCTCCAATAATTATTGCAGTTGCACAAATAAAACATTGCAATAAATAATCCATATCATATCCAAATAAATCATTTAAACCATCAATGAAAAGTAATGCTGAGAAGCCAGCCAATAGAAACATTGTCCAATGAGAAGTGTGTGTATCTTTATAAATAACTTCCATACAATAATAAATTGTTCCGGAAAATAAAAAGATAAATACATGACAAAGAATTCGTTTTAAATAATATTTTATTTTATTCATTGTTGCTTTCTTCCTTTAAATCATTTGACTTGTTACTTTCTTCCTTTGGGTTTTCACTGTTTGACTTATTTAAAGTAAATTTCTTTTCAACATATGTTAATAAAGCATCTTTAGATTCGTTAATCTTTGTCATTACTTCGAGATACTTTTCATCTGTAATTTCCATGCCATATGTAATTGCTTTTACAGATACGAGATCTTTGGCTTCATTAATCATTGCATTTAAAACGTTGCAATAAGTTGTATGATAAGTTTTATTTGAAGATAAAAGCATATAAATATTTTGGATATCATTTGGCTGATAAAGCGTACACGGTTCTCCATCAGCATGATAAGGCAGTGGAAGAGTAAAGTCCGTGAAGATAGCAGCTATAATTAAATCTTTCACATTACTTTGGTCTTCGATTGTATAAGAAAAATGTTTCTTACCAAGAGTCGTTTCTACATCAACTCCATTTTCAATAGCAGACGTACATTCCTTACCAATCTGTTCTTTGTAATATGATTTAAATTCATCCAAAGTCATATTGTTTGTGTTTACAATTCCTACAACAGATTTAATATTATCTAATTCTTCTGATGTAGAAGGTTTTTCTAATATAACTGTCACAAGAGTACAAGGAACTTCTCTTGGGATTTTTTCTGTGATAGCTTCATGCTGAATTCCTTCTTCATCTGTCCATGAGTCTTTAACAATTCTGTCTTCGTATTCCATAATAGTAGTTGACTCAGATGTGATAGTTTTTAATTTCATATACAGATTATGGCTTTCTAAAATATCATCATTTTCATTTGTGATATCCATATAATCAATAATACTTACACCGAAAAAATCTTTTATAGCATTTACATCTGTATCAATAAATTTTACAATTAAAGCATTTGTGATTGCGAAACTATAATATTTAATTTTATTTCCATTTGGTAATCGTATATATTTATTCATCGCATATTCCTTTCTTTTATCCAACTGATCTTGGTCGTAACCATAATCCACCAATCGGTTGATCTATCGGTTCATCTTCACTAATAATTATCATTTTATCTAAACTGTCCAATATACCAACCTTTTCTCCTTTTGAATCAGTAGCCATAATATCACTTCCAACTTGAAGTTTTTCAGTTCTTGCAATATCAGGAATCATTCCAACTGATACTTGTTTATTGTCTCCAATAAACATAGTTGGAACGCCTTGCTCAATATTTAACTCATAATGGTCTTCATTTGAAAAAGAATCTCTAATATAAAATTGAAAATTATAAGACTTGTTATTATCCAAAACTAATTTGCTTGATCCAGAACCAGTAATCCCAAAAGTATCATCACTTGTGTTTTGAGCAAAAGATAAAATATATTCTGAAGAAGTAGAAGATACAGTAACTCCATTAATTACAGAAAAATTAGTAGGATACGAACTCCATTCTTCTGCATATCTATATCCAACAGTTTTTATTGTATTCTTTTCAACATTGTTAACTGAAAGTTTTGAAATAACTCCTTGAAAGTCTAAGACGATTTCTGATTCATAATCATTAAGACGTTTTAAATTAATTGCAGAAAATCGAGGAAGAGAATATGGTAATACAGTAAAAGATTTTTTAACTGTATCAGAAACATTACCTCTTGAATCAATAGCATAAATACTAATTGTTCCAATTCCATCTGTGTTATATTTACCAAGCTCGCACAAAATTTCTGAACTATCGCTATACTTTTTCTCATACGAATCAATAGCAACTCCATCAACAGATATTATATATTTAATTATCGAGGCTCCATTTTTAGCAACTGCTTTTTTAGCAACTGGGATTCTTACTTTCATTGAGCCATAGTTTTTTATCATGTATGTTTTATTGCCTAACACAGCTTGTGTAGAGGTGTCTTCGTCGCCATAATTAAAATCTGTAAATACTGGATTAGAATTTTTAACATTGATAGTACCTACAAATTTACTTGAGATACAACTTATAGTTTGTTTATTTTCTGTAATTGTTGTTCCACATTCAATTTTACATTTCTTAGAATTATCGTTTGGAAGTTTGGAATAGAAGATAGAAGCATAATTTGACAACTGCCATGTATACGAATTCGCTTGAATAACTTCGTCTGTTTTTAAAATTTCTTCCCAGTTATCAGATTCATCTTTTATATAAAAAGCTAACCATGATTTGTTTTCAGAAGAATTATCAAATGTTAAATTAAGATCGTCTCCTATATTGTAAGAAAATCCTTCATTCAAGTTAGAAATTGAAGCTACAGATTTTGTAGTAAATTCAATATTAGAAGAAGTCGTACTCAATTGAGAATCTTTTCTTTTTACCCAACATTTAAGTTTATATGTCGTTCCCGGTTTTAATGTACTTACGCTTGGTATACTTGCACCCGAAGATGCAGCTCCAGTATAAACAAATGAACCAGAAGTCCCATTAACAGAACCAGGATTATCAGTCCATTGAGAAGAGTCGTTAAGATATACTCTTACCCAGTCTACTGTTTCCGCTGTTCCCCAATTTATTTTAGCGTATGTTTTTCCAACTTCAGCAACAGACCAAGTTTTGATAGATGTATATCTTGGAATTTTGTCTAATGTCACAGTTTTATTCGTATCATACGAACCAATAGAAAAGTTACCATTTCCCCAAACACGAATATTAATCTGCTTAGAGCCATCCGAATTGTGTCCAACCGTCCAATTTTTTGCATATACCAATGTCCATTTGTTTGGATCAGACATCGACACCGAAAAACCAGTTTCGTTTTTCTGGCTGCCACCATTGATTACACAATATGTGTTAACTTTTCCGTAACTTGTATATCCGTAATTTGTTCTTCTAAAATATACAGCTACACTAATATTTGAACTATTAGCAGAAGATCCATTACTTGAAGAAGACCAATTTACCAACCCTTGAATATAACTATTCCTTGTCCCAAATGTCCATGAACCACTTGCCATTCAATCACCTCATCTTTCTGAATTAAAAAAGAGAGGTAATTAAACCTCTCATAAAAATTAACTTGTACCTCCAGACTTAACAAATGCAACTCCTTTTACAACTGTTCCATTAGCATACTTATATGCATTTGTTGTCATTTTGATATAATCAGTATCCCATCCTTTTTCGCACAGTAACCTTCGTGTTTTCGTTGTATCTTTATCTATCCAGAATACTTTTTCTCCATGATATAATCCACAAAATTGATCGATCGTCATTTGTGTAGTTTGTCCTGTAATTGGGTTGGTAACTGTTATACCATTTTTGTTAAGCGTGATATTTGTCTGAATATTATATTTACCTTTGTTTTCACCCATATTAAGTTCGGCAAATAAAGCTTCCCATCCATTAGAACTCTGTTGGATTAATGATGCTAATTTATTATTATTTTTATTCACTGATTCAGCAGTTGCATATATATTACCTGCTTCAATTCGGAAGTTAGCCAATGCCGTTTCTGTTTCTGATATCTTTGCATTCAAATCTTCCCGTAATTTTACCAATGCACTATTTGCATCTTCATAGTTTTTAGAAACAGTCTCATTGATTCCTTTTACTGTTTGTGTCAATGTACTTAGATTTCCAGAAGTATCAGATAATTGTGACCTTGTTTCATTGAGTGTCATGCTTAATTTGTTCATGGAAGAAATGATATTAGATTCGTTTAGATAGTACAATTTACCATCAACAGATTCTTCATAGCCACCAGTTACACTACTGTCATATAATGTTACCCATGTGACACCATCTATAGAAGTTTGGAGCTTATGATTAAAAACAAATTTACCATCAGCGAATCTATGCCATATGCGAATATAATCAATATCATTATAGATTTGACCAAGATCAATTTCGATACATGTTTTCCCGGTATTGATAACATAATCATCTTCCGAATAATGATATACAGTAGTCCCATCACTATCAATTGTGTAAGATGACAATGTTCCATCTTTAATTCTTTCTATATCATTAATCATTATTGTACTTAAAGTTTCGTTTTTCGCTTGCAATCTAATAAGAGAACTATCTAATACATTTTCTCCATCATGCGTAATTACGTTAATTTCACCCCAATAGTTCTTATTGTCCACATTATTTCCATCCAGCCAATCTCGAATATATCTAACAGCAGTGATTCCAATATCTTGTTTTTTTGAGACTGACATTTCTATAGAATCTGCCCTTTGATTAAATTCTGACTGGAGAGAATATAACTTTATATCAAAATCTTCCGGAGCCGGTGTCCACGCAGTAGCAATAATACCAGTCTCCAATTTTGCATTATAAAACCAATATTCTCCAGGAGAGAATATTAAATCTATGTAATTTGTATTATTGTTTTCAATTGTAAATTTCTGAATTAATCTTTGCCACGAAGTAGTAGAGGCGAGATTAAAAGATTGTGTGCCAATTTTTAATACAATGTTTGATGTAGCAGCAGATCTAATAACTATCTGATATACATAATCATCGGCTATTTTAATTGTATTATTTAACCTTAATGTTGCGGTTTCAGTACAAGTCACATGACCGCATGTTGTTGTTTCTCCAAGAAGTCCAGAAACGGATGTTGTATCAAAAGTTTTCATGTGACCTCCTTTTTATTAATAGAAGAGGGCAGTAGTAAACCGCCCTCTTTTACAAATCTTTTGCTTTAATTCTAATATAGTTCTTAAGAACTTCTGATTGATGTTCTTCTGGAATTTCCATTCCATAATACATTTCGCTAATAGTCTGCGCATTCGTTTCTTTACTAATCCATACATTTAAGCTGTTGCAATATGTCGTGTTGTATTTTACGAATCCCATTGCAGCCACTATTAGTTTCTGAATATCTTCAACACTATAGTATATACAAGGATTACCATCACTGTGATATTCAATCTGTGTTTCACCGGATTCAATAGTTGCTTGTAATCCGAATATATTAATCTGATCTTTTTCAGTGAGAGAGAAGTGCTGTGTTCCCATAGACATTTCAACATCAATTCCATTGTAAATTGTCTGTTCACAAGCTTCTGAAATTTCACTTTTCTTAAGAGTTCTGATTTGCTCTAAGTCGTAATCGTCTACCAGTTTCCACACCTGCCTAATCGCATTCTCTCCCTCTTTCCAACTGGATTCCCAGTGTTTTCCCTCCGTCACCTCAGGCATATCTACGTACACCACAGGCTTGTAGCCTATCTGCTCTAACTCTTCCGGGAGCGGATTATTGATAGTGCGACCGTCTAACACTATGGTTTTCGGTGCACTCCGAAGAAATCCGTTTTGTAGTTTTGCGTGCATTTTCAATCACCTCGCTTTCTTTATTTTTATGTAATCACCATCAAAACAGGCAACACCAATGTCACCATGAGAAAACTTATTATTATAACCACATCCGACATACAGTGTCCCGTCTGATGGAATAACAATCTCAATGCTTCCAGATTCTGCAATCTGATTTGGAACATAGGTCAAGTACGCTCCACCGCATCTACGCATATCATAGATGTATTTATTCTGTGTTCTAACATTGCTCCATTCGATATAATACTTTTCTCCTTGCTTCACGTCGAATACGATAGCCGGGCACCGCTTGCCGTACCACCCTCCACTATTAGTTAAGTAAGCTTCATAGAGCCATTCGCTTGTTTCTTCTTGTGTATTAAGCAACCTACGCCTTAAGCTGTGCTGTGCTGTGCTGTGCTGTGCTGTGCTGTGCTGTCAGCATTTTAGCATTGTTCATTTTTGTATCAACTCCTTATCTACCATAAATTTTGATATGTGTATCCGTAGTAAAATTTGATTGCCACGTTGAGTTTGTGAAGACTATTGATTCAATCGCACTTGTTCCTATCGAAGAAAGATTTATCACATTTGGGGCACTCATTTTTATAGCATTGTTCTGGTTTTCAAGAGTACACATATAGAAACTACCAAACGGATTCAGCTTTCTACAAATTGAATGTTTTAACGCCGTTGATGCATCTGTATTTTTTGCATTGATTTGTACGTTTGTTGAAATTCTGTCAACATATAATAGACCTCCTTGCTCTACTACAAACTTTGCTTCACATATCCATTCTGTTAATCCAAGGTCTGCTATGGGAATACCATTCATATCCTTAGTTAGTTCTATTGTTCCAGTTGCACTCTCTAAATTGTCATCATATATCAATCGCCATTCTTTCATCTCTTCTACCTCCTGTGCCTTTGCCATCATCGTTCGCCGTCTTAACATATTCCCACGGCAATCTCAGACTTGACACAGGATTTAGAATCAGCTACAGTATCATCGCCCTGACTGACTGACTGACTGACAAGATTGTGTTTTATTCTGTATTTCATGTCAATTACCTCCCGTAGATTTCTATTGTGCCAGATGTAAACTTATGGCTATCATACAAAGTACTTAATGTTATTCTAGTAATACTTTCTGTGAACCATTTATTCGGCATTGTTGCCATTCTATACATCTGTGTTGACGCAACATTAAGTCCATATGTCCCGTGATTATTTCCCGTTCTTATCCATGTTTTTCCAACTTTCTTTATGTGCTGAATAGTGTTTTGTGCATTTGTGGATAATTCACCGTTCATTCCATTGAGTCGATTGTTAGTTGCGATCGTAATAAGCAATTGCGAATTAGCCGTTGCTTTTAAATCCTCACAAAGCAGATATAAATCTGTGCAAGGTTTACTCAACTGTATTTCTACAGTAGCCGTTTCTTCCGTTATGCTTGCAGTACCGACAAGCTCATATTCTTCATTCATTGTGCTTTCTTCCTCACTTCCTAATGTTCTTCTCCGCTCCATCAGCTCACACTCCAATTCTGGGACGTAAGTAGTCCTTCTAAGATTGACACCTCATAGACCTTGTTGCTCTCAACCGAAAAGCTACCGATATTAACCCCCTGCCGGATGTACTACCCTTGTAGCCGTTGCTCCGCTTTTAAAGATAAAATGCACTTCTCCTGTTCCCTCACCGATGGTATAGGTAAGACTTTCCATCTCCGGGAAGATATAGAGCTTGTTAGGCTCAAGCGTTACTGTGGTGTCTGTAGACAGCTTTTCGATACGCTCTATGCCACCTGTTTCTATTGTGATTGCAATGGCTTCACTGCCATCATAGGTATGAGTTTTGTTGCCGTATTTTATGGTTAGAGCTTGTGGGTTGGGAAGCTTTTTAGGAAATTTATTTTCAACATATTTTGATAAATTATTAATTTTTAAATTCTTAATTTTTGATTCTTGATTGTCCCAGAGCAGAAATAAATCATCTGCTCCAGGAGAGGATTTGTCATCATATGAATTGAACATCTTTTCTGACATAATATACCTCCTTTTAGATTGTGATAATCATATTATTTTCTTCATCTACAACATAATTTCCATCTGAATCAACCACATAACTTGTAGTTCCTCCGACAAAATAGTAGTCTTCAAATTCAAGTGTATTAGAATTTCTAAGCAAATTCCGTCCACCAATTTTCAATGAATCTAAACTATTTTTTGTCATATAAGTTTTTTCAACTTCTTGCTTAAAAGACTGAGAATCTTGTTGTAGCTTTGTAATATTGTTATTTGCATCTGTAACAGATTGTTGAATCTGTTTATTTGTCTGAACAACTTCTGTGATATTCTTTTCGTTGTCAGCAACTTTACCTTCAATTTCTTCGGCACGTACAGATAATTCTGCTCGTACTTCATTCGCAGCTTCCCAAGACGTATCACAATATGGTTCTGTATATACAGTGCTAGATGGATTACTATAGACAATTTTATTCCTTGTCCACATATATTTTCCAGCTTCCCAAGATGGGGCAGTATTATCAATCCATGATCCATCGGTTTGAGTTGTTTTAGAAGAAGAGAGATAGTATTGAGGCGTAATAGATACAATGCCTGTACCTGTTTCACCCTTTTCGCCAATACCATTTTCTCCTTTTGCACCTTGTATACAGACTGGACTTGATTCAGATTTTGTCCCATCTGCTTTTGTGGTTACTGTTTTACTCCAAATATATTTTCCGGATTCCCATGTAGGCGTTCCAGAACTCCATTCTCCGCCAATTAATGAAGTAGAAGATGTTGATACATAGTACTGAATTTCAGAACCTGTTGCACTTTCAGATTTTGTCGCATATGTTTTGCTTGCAGAAAGATTAATCTCTTTGGCACTTTCAGAAATAGCAGTTTCCATCTGACCATTCGTAGGATAGTCTTTCAATTTATCATTGGTTACATAATTCACAACGACTTCCTGTCTAAAACCTTCAGCAGTTTGTTCGTTTTTAGATACTTTTTCAGATAATTCTTGAACTGTTGTACAATCAGCTTTTTTCTCAACCTGAGATTTTATATCTGATACAGTTGTAGTAATTCCATCTACTGTAGTTTTTTGTTCTGCCTGTTGGTCACGAATAGTTTTAATAGTCGTCTTATCATAATTATCGATCGAATTTGTAATATCACTTTTCCAAACCTTATCTGTGATGCTTTTATTTACAGCATCGACCTTTGAAGATACTCCTGATATTGTTTCTGTAATTTCTTTTATCTTTTCATTAACACCATCAGCATCAGTTAAAACTACAACCGTCTGGCTATCTAGTTCTTTTGTGATTCCACCTGACGCACATAAGATACATTTAATCGATGAGATAGAAGAGGAACTAGGAGTATATGTAACAGTATTTTCATCTTTTACAGATGTGTACTTTGTACTATACTTTAAACCGTCTGTGGATTCTGAAATTAAAAACCGTCCAAGATAATCATTTCTTGTATCAGATTCTCCATCTTTATAGTAAGAAGAGAATATAATAGTAGAAGGAGTTAAAGTATCATCTGTATTCTTTTTGATTACATAAGTTGACATATCCAAAGAGAATAATCTAGCATTCTGACCACTTTGACCTTGCTCACCAGATTTAGTTTTTGTCCATGTAAAATTCTTTACAATTTCCTTTTCTGCAATGGTAAATGTTAATTGAATTGTTCCGTTTAATACGTTCTCTCCACCAAGGTCAGAATCCTTCGCAACATTTAATATGATTTTTCCTGTTGTTGTTTCTGTGGAATTTGTAATTTCTCCAAGTGTGATTCCTTTCGGTAACAAGCCTACACTGGCAGTACATGGAGTTTGTGTTAATCCTACATATCCAACAAAAGGAATCTCAATCAACATAGGAATACTTGTAAGTCCTTTACTTGTACATGGAATATTTTGACTTTCATTTCCAACGGCAATATTAAACGATGACTCTAAATCGGCAATTTCACCTTTTATAGAATTAATAGACTCTTTGATAGATGTAAATTCAACATCGATACCTTTTCCATTTACAAGAACTTTTCCTGCATCAATGTTTCCATTTTCATCTGCTTCGACAATATTAAAATTCAATTTTTCTTTGCTGATAGTCCCATCAGCCACCATATCATTTTTAATTAACCCATCAGAAATGGCAGATTCTTTGATTCCAGAAGAATCGATTAGAACACCTTTTCCCGTTTCATCATAGAGACAGAATGTAAAATTATCATTTGCATCTCGTCCAATTTGAATCCTTGTAACATTATTCTTATCTTTGAACTGCATCGTATTCCCAACAATCTCAAGAGAACCGTCATTTGATTTTACATGAAACTTATCGGTGTCGATTTCACTTGCTTTTAACATAGAAACGGTGATATTAGCAGCAATTAAGTCTCTGATAACCGCTTCATCAATCTGTACATTTTCAGCAGTGAGTTTGATAATATGTGCCATTTCAGAACTGATGTTACCTGCAAGAAGATTATCTATCTGTGCTACAAGAGCTTGTAAATCTTTAAACTTACCACTACCGGCAACAATTGTATCAGTAGAGATAAACTTAGACTGAAGATATTCAAAAAATGCATTTTTCCCAACAATATCCACAACCTTAATCATCTTGGCATTGAGTTCAGAAATAGAAATACTTCCACCATTTGAGCCTAAATAAGAACCAAAATTATTGTTGATAATATTATTCAGTTGGTTTTGAAATGCACCAGATTGAACTAATTTCTGAATAAGAGCAGGAGTGAGAGATACACCTTCATTATTAAGATAATTGTTTGAAGAGGAGCTTCCGGTCGAAGAGTTCTTAGAGGAACCACCGGACTGATTTAAAATATATGCAATATCATCACGGGATGATCTGCTTTGAATCATGTTGGAAAATGTAATCTTAAGACTATTATCATAACATAATGGATTGTATTCCATTGATATAATTCTAAGCTTTACAACATAATCATCACGCACACTAAGATATAAATAATCACCAATGTTAAGCTTTTCCGAATACTCTTTGAAGTCATACAACCCTAAGAAATTATCAAGATCTGTAGTGTATTGATATTGCGGATGGCTTGTAATGTACAAATCATCTTGAGCAGCATTCAGTAGTTTTAACTGTTCATCTATGGCAGTCACAGAATCGTCAGAAGAAGTTAAGAACATGTTTTCATTAGAATAATCTCCATCGACATAAATATGAGAGAGTTCTTCTAAATCATCGACTGTAAATGAAATCTCTGATTGAGAAAGAGCTATATAATTTCCTTCTTCATCTGTAATATAATTTCCATCTTGATCCATGATATATCCATCGTCGTCGGTTGTAGAAGCATGAACCCATGTTTCTTTTGCGACAGACTTTGCGATTTCTTTTCTTGCTTTATCATAAGAATCTTGCAACTCTTTCAGCCCATCAATTTCCGCCTTGACTTTATTGTAAAACTCCATACAAGACCCTTCGTAATTCGGATCAAGTTGATGAACAGCATCAATATATTTATTGTATAACTCAGTATGATAATCTTTAGTATGACTATTTTTATCATTTTCAGGATTGTACGGCTCCGTACATTTTTCATCTTCTGCAACTTTCTTCTGCTTACGATACCATATTAATTTATTCTCCAATTCGTCTAAACCATACAATTTCCAATCCGTCTTGTAAGAATCAATATAATCTTCAAATTCTTGACCGGATGGAAGATTACGGTTGTCCATTTCAATTTGAATAGATGGGAGAATAACGTTTTTGATTTGATAATAATCATCCGCATCTACAGAATTTTTTAAAGCAATCTCGTCAAATTCTCCGTTTTCATCCACATAGTAAGATTCATAACCTTTTAATTGCGCTTGATAATTTTCTTGTGCTTCTTTTAATTTGTCATCACCGAAAGAAGACCAGTCCGTAGAACAGTCGTCCAAAGGGACTTTATTCGTTAATTCAGAGATTTTAGCGTATTGTTTGTTATACAGCCGTGTATTCTCTATGTAATCATTTCGACTGTTTTCAACGTCCTGTGACCACAATTTATACTTTGCTATGACTTCTTTTGAAAGATATCTTTCATTCAGATAATTCTCTAAATTTTCGATATAATTATGACCAAAATTGACGTATTCAATGCCTAAATCATTAGAGCCTTGAACATGGTATCTAGTGAAGATATTTGTATCATCAATTTTAATATTATTTGATTTCTGAAAATTCCTAAAACTGATATTTACATTCGTATCTTTTCCGTAATTCTCTGGGTGATAAGCATTAATCTGCATGTTATCAAAATCAAATTCAAAGATACATTTGAAAAACTTTGCAGCATCTTGTGTTAAGAAAGAATATAAATCCTTACTATCGATATCAAACACGCCAATCTCATCAGCAAGTAATGTCTGCTTTTCTTTTCGTATACCCTCATCGAAATATTCATATGATTTTGGGACGGTATCTACATATCCAACAGTCCAACCAGTTACACCAGCAACCTTTAGACATATATCAAGAAAACTTAATTCAGGATTTGAAGCATTGTAAAATTTAATTTGTTCTTTAGCAAATTCAACATCGCCAACCATCTGGACATTGCCATCTACTAGCATCTCATAAGAATCAGTAGTGCCTTGATTTACCTTAAAATTGTGAAGATTATGTTGCTGAAATTCAATTTCTGCTGACTGTGCTGTAATAGAATATTTGTCAGTATAACTATCATTATCCTCCTCCGGCGGATTGATAATAAACCATCCATATCCATCAACATAGAGGCGCATGAACAATGAGATTAATCTAAAAGCACGATTTTCCTTTTCTACGGTTTCGTTTGTAATAGGACTTGTATAATTAAGTGTTCTAGAAATATCAAAAGAAAGTTCATATGTATTTGACAGTTTTTCTGTCATTTTAAATGTAGATTCATCAATACCAGTAAGAGCACATATCTTTTTATTATTTGGTGTACCAAGATAGATATTTGGTTTTTCAGGCTGATTGTATTTATTAAATTTAGTATTCAATATTATTCACCAACCTTCCGAGCCTCAATATGTTCAATTGTAAATTCACAATTTCCATGAAACATGATAGAATTATTCCCATTCATTAATCTCAACCAATACATATATCCAATATCTGAAATTCCAAGTTTATCATATGTAACCATGCGTCCAATAGAATCTTCAATGGTCATATTTTTACAGTCAATAACCACATCCAAATCTTTGTATACTTTCATATACATAAATCCACCAGAAATTATTTTGTATTCTTTTGTATCGGTGTTATAGAAAACAGTACACAATGTTTCGCAACCATAATTATCAATGAGTTTAAATTGAACTCCTGTGTCATTACAAATAGAAACAATATTAAAAGCACCTTTGCCTGTATATTCTAAATCGTATCCATTCAACTTCGCATAATTTTCTGCCTTATCTATAATGGTGTTAAAGACATCATCACTTGCAACAGATATTTTACCGTTCTCTAATAATGTGTAATCACTCTCATTACATATAAAAATTTCTTCATCTTTTATTGGATGAATTTTAATAATAGGGTAGGAGTAATCATTCAAATCATCCCCATCATTTTTGATTAACATATTTTTATATGTTGTACATGCACAAGAATTTGTTATTACATCCGTCCATGCAAATGAAGTAGTACATTTAAAATGCAACTTTAATCCGTATACTGTTCCATAAGCTACAAACGTTTCTACATTTGAAAACCATCCTTTATATCGCCATTCTTCTAAATTACCATCTTCATCTGAGAATCTAATCCATTCAGGATAATGAGAAGATGTTAGCCATCTGGTTATTTCTCTTAATTCACTCTTTGTAATTTCCATTTCTGTCTGTGTTTGATATTTACACGTATCTTTTAAAATATGTAAATCAAACTCTAATGGAGCAGACCATGTATCATAGAAATAGTTTGGTTCTATGCGATATCTTGTTGATTCACCCTTTTGCATATCACGCTCAAGTCCAAGTAATTTTGACGGGTCAGAATCATATTCCACAGATATATATTTTATATTTAGTAAATCACTTATTCTTTTCCCACAAAATGAGAAATCACTAAATTGTTTTGCCATATCTCTCACATCCTTTCATATTTTTATATGTAATAGAAGAGAGCAGTTGTGACACTGCTCCCTCTTAATTATCTCCGAATCTGCATACCGCCTTTTCGAAGTTCTTTGACAATATATTTAGTAGTATCTTCTCTAGCTCTCTTTAAGAATTCTTCCATTTGAGGAATATCATTCTTGTCAACGCTATTGAAAGTAACTGGCTGATTGTATTCAACCGTCACATTACCCATACCTTTGCCTTCTAACTGATTAACGACAGAAGCAGTAACATCACTGAAATCTGGCACAGCAATACTCTGCATATTAGCCATATCATTGACATACTCTTCAATTGTTCTACCATTAATAACCATGTTTCCATTGTTATCAAGCTGTTCAGAAAGAGCCATGAGTTTTTCGGTTGCAGTATGTGGAATTATACCAGTGCCTTTTTCAAGCTTTGTGATTCTTCCACCTTTACCATTAGGAATCTGAAGTTCACGACCTTCTTCATCCACAATGGCAATTTGATCTCTGTCAACTCCCGGAGTACCTTTCGCATATCCGCTAATCTGACTTAATCTTACCCATCCCAAATCTCCATATCTTCCATCCCTAGATTTGATATGAACTTTAAGATCTCCTGTGTATCTAGCACTTCCGCCATAATCTCTGCTAGAATAGCTATCAATTACAACACCATTCTTGACACCAGAATATAAACTTCCGGCAGGTCTTTTTCCCCAAGAATCGTAGTAATACTTTCCAGTGAAGGTTACAACATCACCAACTCTAGGTACTCCATCTCCACCTTTATTTGAAGGAATTGCTGGTTTCGGAGGATCTGGCTTCTTTGTAACGGTAACAGCAATAGTCTTAGAAATTCCAGAACCATCAGTTGTAGATACTGTTACTTGACATGAACCCGGCTTCTTACCACTAATCGTTCCATTTGATACTGTAGCAATAGCAGTATTACTTGACTTCCAAGATAATTTCTTATTGGCAGCATCATTAGGTCTGATTTTCGTAGTAACAGAAGTAGACTTTCCTTCTTCAATAGATACTGATGACTTAGATACTGTAAGCTCTGCAACAGGTCTATTTGTTGTATTTTCAGGCTTCATAATATTTTCAGTTATCTTATTGTTCTCTGAAGCATTGTCTTTGATTCCGCTTGTATCTGTGCCGGATGCAGAACTAGATGGTTTTTTGTTTGCTGTCTGCTGAGATTGAGATGCATTAGACGCTTGATTTTGTGCACCTGTCTGAGATGACATCTGAGACTGATTGTTATTGAAGTCATTACTTCCAATCCAACCAGTGTTCTTGATGATAGAATTAATCTTACTGTAAGCTTCTTGATACATTCCAACTTGCTTATTAAGCATACTTTGGATGATCTCATTCTGCTTATCGGCATTGTGTGAGATTTCGTATTCGGTATCTTCGAGCATCTGATTGAGGTCATCAGACATTTTCTGAAAACCTTCAGAAATAAGTTCATTACGATGGTCACGCTTTGTATCGTCAAGCGTTTGTTCCGAACTACGAAGTTCTTCTTGCAATTTCTTTCTCTTTGCAAGTGTTGCAGCATCATTTCATTTATCTTTTCACTTATTCGCTACATAAGCGAGAGAGTAGTAAGCTCTCCTCATACTTTCATATGAGATTAGACTATATCTTCTATTTATTAATTATTCTTTTGGTTTGTGCGCTTTATATTTAAAAATTCGACCATTGGATAATTCTATGTCCACGATTTGTGGAAGATTAAGTTTTTCTATAAGAATTTTTTCAAGATTATCAAACTCCCAAAATGGAATTCGAATTAAAGTGATATTATTATTTTCGCAATATTCGTTTTTCATTTTATCATGATTTTGAATATATTTCAATTGCTCATCACCCCATTTAGGATGATAGTGATGCTCCCCATCTAATTCTATTAAAATATTATATTCTGGAAGATAAAAATCAAATGGCAGTGGTCTTTTGTCTTTACAATCTTTGAATTTGTATTCTGGAAGATACTTTATATCATATTTTTCTAAAATATTTCGTGTTGTTCTTTCCGGGACGCTTATCCTCTGAGAACATGTTCCACAACGTATTTTTTGATTATATTCATAATTAGCCAAGCTTGTTATAAAAATATTTTTATTACATTCTCCACATAATATCTTTAAATTAATTGTAGAATTGTCAATATATTCACTTGGATTTAACAATTTATTATTGTTAACAGAATTTATCCGTTTTGTTACTTCTTCCATAGATAATTTTATATGTTCTTTTGCTTTCTTTTGTCCACAATCATAGCATAGACCATCACTATTCTCTAACGAGTTCAATGAAGTAGTTGAAACTTTTCCACAGCATCCATATCTAATAAGAAGATTAGAAGTGCTAAAATTTATGTACTCTTCTGGATTAATAATTTTATTATTATTTTTTGATTCAACTATTTTAATTACTTTATCTATTGGCGTTGCAATCTTTTTTGCCCCTTTATCATGTCCACATTCTATACACCAAGACCCAGCCTTAATGCTATTATAAGTTATACATTGTTGTCCGTGTTTACTACAAATAAAATATAGCTTAGAATATGCATTTTGATAATCATCAATAGTTGAAATTGGAACACAATTATTCTCAATACATTTATTGACAAATACGTTAAAATATTTTCCTTTATATTTATTTCCTCTAATTTCTTTTTGTTTTACTGGGATGCATTCTGAACAAGAATATTTATATGGATATTTTTTAATAGAACAATTATAATCATTGAATGTTGTCATTTTTTGATTGCCACAGTAATCACAAATTACGCTTATTTGTTCTCCGGAATGAGGTGTTAAATCTTCAACATTTACAAGAAATTTATCTCTGATTTTTGTAAATTCATATCCCAATTCCATATAATGTTTTTTTGTTGTATTATTCCAGCATACCTCAACTTTTTGATTAGGTACTAGCATATTTCACCTCCATTTCTTTTATTCTCTTTAAATAAATTCGCACACTAAAAAATCACGTATATCTCAACGTGATTTATGAATTCTATATTTAATTAATAAACAGTTTGTATTTTTCGAATCGCCAATCGCTTGCGATCCTACGGTAGTACACTCATCCTACCTAGTCGTTGAACGTATTCCTGTTCGGAATTTCGCTGCTGATTACCCAATCTACATATTTTTTAACATTCACGATTTACCTTATTTCATGTATTCGTTGTAGTATATGTAGCTCTAAGGGCGTTCCAGCAATTAAACAAATAGGGCAAATAATGTTACCCCTTCGAGTGCTGCAATTTGAGCTTTTAAGCTGTTTACATCATTTGTTTGAGATGTAACTTTTTTTTGAAAATCGTAATATGAAGCAAGGGCGGTCTGTGCCGACTTTCTTTTATCTATGACTTTTTGAAGTGCATCCACTTCTGTTTTCAAAGCATTCTGATATAAATCAGTCAAACTCTTCTGATAAGATTTTACGTCACTTGTAGAAGACTGAAGTTCTTTACGGTATTCCGCAGATTTTTCATTATATTCTTTAAGTGAGATAACACCATTATCATAAAGTTCTTTTACTTTCTGAAGTCCGGTAGTGAGGTCAGAAATTTTCTGTTTTGCATTTCCGATACTCTGAGAGAGAAGAGTAATCTGAGCCAATCCTTCATCTGTGATTCCGCCATTTTTATCTAAGAAAGCATCATCATTTAAAAGATCTCTGAATCCTTTCAACTCAGTTTCAAGATCATCATAGCCTTTGATGGCATCTTCAAGATTTTTAATTCTGAGAGAATAGATAGAGTTCTTTAAATCTTCATTGTCTTTCATAAGATCAAGGGTGGATTCATCAAGTTTCTGAATTTCCTCAGCATACTTCTTATAGTTGTCTGAATTTACATCTTCAGTCGCTTGTCTCTGTAACCAAATGGCTCTAGCTTCTTGGTTCTTGCGTATCGTATCATTATTATTGTCAAGTCTTTCCTGATATACTGACTCCGGTACAGTCTCATCTTTCGCTTCAAGAAGAGAGGCATACTTATCGAGTTTATCAGAACGTCTTTGGAACGTGTCAATAATCGTTTGAATTGCATCAACTCTTAATTTAACAAGTTTGTCCTGTAACTCGATGAGTTCTTGAGATGCCTTATAGATATTAGCTGTGAAATCATTAAGATTCTTTTGTGCAGACCTATAATCTTCAGAACCTTGTTTCAATACACCAGATGCAATCTGAGAATTAACTTCTTTCTGATACTCATCAAACTTTTTCGTAAGCTGATTAAAAGTATCTTCTTGCGCCTTAATAGACTTATTGATACTATCTATATTATCTTGATTGTCGTTTGCTACGCCATAAGCAGAGTTGTAGCTAATTTTAGCATCAAGCATATCCTTTAATGAATCGTTTACCTCAACGATAGTATCATATTCTTTTTCTATGATTTCTAATCGTTTTTGATAAAGTTCATTAAGTTTGTCTTGGAGGTCGAGGACTTTATCTTGTGCAGACAGACCTTTCTCATAGTAATCTTTGTACTTGGATATTTTATCTTTAAGATTGTCATCGGTAATTGATTCAATATCAAGAGTACCGTTTTTAATCTTATCGACATATCCTGGAGCAAGTTTAAGAGAATCTGCTAGAGCAAAATATTTATTCGCTGAATTTTGGTTTGTAGTAATTTCATTCTGAGTTTTTGTAACTGCATCTACAAGTGCATTCTGCTTATTAGCCAATCCGACCGCACGATCAACAGCACTTGTAGCTAACTCTGTAAGTCTAGAAGTCCTTGAAAGCAGAGTTTCAATCCAATCTAATAATTCTTCAGATTTTTCTGCGGAATCAGATGAATCAGGATTTGAATTGGATTTTGTGTTTGAACCAGAACTTGATTTCGCTTTTGAAGTTCCAGAGGATTTAGTCGGTGTAGCTTTTTTAGTAGAAGATCCAGAACCTTTTACATTCCCATTTCCAACATTCCCCATTGTCCATGTTCCGGCAGAATATGCTGTACCATTCGCATAGTTTTGACCTACAACTCTAGCACGTCCACCACCAGAAGTTACATGTCCGTATTTAAACAGTTCTTCTGACTGCTTATGGTTAAAAATTATGTCGCCAGCTCTAAGGTTTACGAATTCAGCTCCATTATCACCAAGAGTGGTGTATTTTCCATGACGAACTAATACTTCAGTTCCCAGTTCACCCACAAGTGCGGTTTCGTTTTTCTTAACTCCCCAATTACCACTCGCATAAGAAGAACCCATAACATGAGCAGATCCTTGATAATGAGCAGTACCATTGAATTTCGGCTTGCCGGATGTGTCATATTTTACTTTGACCGTTACAGAACCAGGAGTAGGTAATTTTGGGACGCTCCAATTAACCCTAACGGTCTGAGGAGATTTAACTTTTGGTTTCTTTCCAGTATAATTAACTTTAACTGTTTGTGGACTTTTGACTTTTGGCTTTTTGCCATTATATTTAACCGTCACATTTTGAGGAGATTTAACCTTCGGTTTTTTACCACCATATTTTATAGTAACATTTTGTGGACTCTTAACTTTAGGTTGTTTCCCAGTGTATTTAATCTTAACTTCTTGAGAAGATTGCACTTTTGTGCTAGATGTATCCAACGATGGCTTAGAAGACTTCTTGTCAGATGACTTAGAAGAACTTTCATCCGGTACAATCTTTGCTTTAATTTCAGGAGTCATTCCCTTCAAAGCACTCTCAAGAGACTCTTTTGTAGAAGTATCTATCTTTACATCTGGAACAATCTCAAGAGATCCATCTTTTGATTTACCTTGTAATTCACCAAATAAATCATCGACCTTTTGCTTTGCTTCATCAAGTTTGCTCGTATCAATCGCAACACCAGCATCTTGCATTTCTTGCATAGCGTTTACTTCGTTTAATGCAGTCTGATATTCTTGCAATTTAGTAACGGTATCTGCAACTCCAGAATCCAATTTGCTCACATCTACGTCCATAATTACAGGTTGAGAAGCAAGTTGCTTTTGTTGAATTAATGTCTGAAGAATAGTAATGGCATCTTGTGCGCCTTCTGCATGAATGTCAACCGTACCATCTTCACCTTTAAACTGATCAAGATTTCCTTTCGCTCTTTCGATTTGTGAATTTAAATTATCAATATCTGTAGTATTGAAATCAAAATTCAAATCAAGATTACTATTTTGCATTTCTTGAAGATGCTGTTTTGCTTCATCCGCTTTTTTGGTCATCTCTTCAATAGACTGATTAAAATCTTGTGTACCGTCTTTACTTCCAACTTCTACATCATCGTATTCCTGCATTGCACGAATCAATGCTTGAACGGCTTCTGTGCTGATATGGAATCTCTTGGCAATGTCTTCATCATCAATGTTGAATTTAAGCTTCCCATTTCCTAAATCTTCAACCCATCCAAGATTTTCTGAATCAGAGATTTGTTTCATCTGCGAAACAAAATTATCAATACCAGATTTATCTCCAGTAAAGAATTGATCCATTGCGGTTTTACCACGTTGGTATGCATCTACAAGTTTATCTATAGGAGCAGTAGATAAATCTTCATCCGAATAATATTGTGCAATTGCTCTGAATTCATTAGTATTATAGCGACCTTCTTTATAAAGTTCTTCGCCACGACTCTTCATGGTATCAGAAACGGTACGGAACATATCGCCTTCTTCACCATTTGACTGAGCATTTACCCATTTTTGATAAGCAGAAGTTGCGCCATCATAAGCCGAAGAAAGTTCTTTAACCGTTTCGAGTTGTTCTTTAAGACTGTTTACCTGAGCAGTGGCAACCATGTAATCATCAGAACCTTCTGCATATTTCTTCTGTTCCATGATAGCTGTATTCAATTGCTCTTGTAATGTTTTTTCTTGTTCTAAGAACTTATTCTTTTGCAAAGCTTCTTGCTGTGCTTGTAATTCTCTTAATGCTTTTGCATTTAAGTGAACACCATTTGCAGTTTTTTCAAACAGAACGGAAGGATCATATCCATCAAGAGAAGAAAATGCAGATTTAATATCAACCAAGTCTCCAGTGATATTCCCTTCGTCATCCAGTTCAATTCCAAGACCTTTTCCAGACACGTTGTTTGCCAAAGCAGCATTTAAAGCATCAACAGAATTAATTGCGCCAACAGCAGTAGTTTGGAATTCTTCGAAATCATTCTCAAGCTTAGTTACTCCGGAACTACTTTGACCAAGTGCATCCAATTCATTTTTTAAATCAGATACACTAATACCAGCTTTATCACAAGCGGATACCAATTCAGGGAAATCCTTTTTAAGACTATCGACAGATACATCTTGACCTTGGCGAATTTTATCAACAAGAGATTGTTGCGCTTTCGCAAAGTCTTTATTATCCCAAATCCTTTCCAAGGCTGCTGCTTTTTTAGCCACAGGGTCATTATTTGTATAATCATCGAGGACTTTAGTTAGATTGTTATACATTGCCTGTTGCTTTGAAGTTAGACCAGATTTAAGATTGTCGTTCTCATCTAAAAAGTTATCTCTAAGTTCTTGAAGTTTCTTTATTTTATTAGAAACAGTATTTTCCCATTTATCAATACTCTTAGAATTTTTATTTAACTCATCTTGGATGGAATTTTTACTTTTCTTTGTTTTCGCAGAATCGTAATCATTAAGAAGCTTTTCACGTTTATTTTTTAATTTGTTGAGTTTATCAACTTCGTTCTGAGCAGCAGTAATCAAATCTGTTCTTTTATAAACAGTTCTTTTTACACCATCTACATCGCCACGTCCATTTGAAGATATTTCTTTTTTTGATGTATGGTCTATAAAATGGTTTTGTTCTAAAGCAGTCATTGACTCCTTAACTGCTTTTTTTGATTCTGTATTTGCTAATTTATTTTTTAAATCAATTTGTAATTGTAATTCTTTTGATTGTGATTTTAAATTATCTAGTTCTGATTTTTCCGTAAAAGTAAGTTTATCTTTATTATTTAATTCTTTTATCTTATCTTTCGTTGCAGAAAGCTCGTCTTGAAGAGAACTTAATTCTGATTTTGTTTGTTCAAAACTTGATTGTGCAGTTTGAGCCTTTTCTAATGATGTGTCGAATTTTTTAATATGGTCATTTGCTTTTTTAAAAGCAAATGCAACTCCAGCAACAGCAGCGGTAATTGCTAATATTGGAGCCACTGAAATTAAAAAACCTTTTAACGCAGTTCCAAAACTAACTGTTACACCTGTTGCGGTTGCTTCTTCCGCTGCAAGACCTGCTGTCGCAGTTTCCATAGCAGTCATCGATTGACTTGACGCTTCTGTAGCTCCTTCAATATCTTCCACAGCAGATACGACTGATGAAGATGCGGTACCTACAGTTGTTACAGCAGAACTACTTTTTGATGCAGCATCACCTACTTCTTCAATAGCAGAAGAAGCTTCTTTTGCAGCTTTAGCTGTTTTAGTATATGGCTTATCTAAATCGTCAGCAAATTTCGATTCTTTTAATAAATTATTTGCTAATCCTTTACTTATATTAGAATCTTTAAAGAAATTATTTACATCTAGAATGTCATCAAATCCATTGATAGTAGACAATAATTTTTTCTTACTAGATTTTTTATTCTCCCCTAAAACAGATTTTATAATTGCTTGTGGCAGCTTAACGTCTGTACTTGATTTTCCTATATTTTTATACAGCAGTGTGATATAATTAAGTTTAAAATAGTATTAGGAGGATTAAAATATGCCTGTTGTAATATTTTTATTTATATTAGTTATTTGCATTATTTTAGATGCTATTAATGGACAAACAAAAGGATTATTTATATTAATAGGAGTTATTTTTATATTTATTGTAATGTCTATGATTGGATCAAATTTATAAATTGATTTTTAAATTATTTTAAATTAATAAATACAATAAACTATAATTCACGTAATATGTTATAATAATATATAAATTATTATGAAGCGAGGTTAAAACTATGTCTTTATTAAAATGTCCAGAATGCAACAGTGATGTATCAGAATATGCAGAATCATGCCCGAATTGTGGATGCCCGATAAATATTATAAAAGAAAAACAAAATCGATTATATACAGTAATTAATGGTAAAAAATGTGATGTTACTTATTATGTTACAAAAATATTGGACAATTCTTATAACAGTGATATTGAAGATCTTCAAAAATTCTATGACAGATTTAGAAGCGAGTTTGGTATTCAGCCATTCAATTTTGTAAAGAATGTAAAAACATTAGGAACTGCACCAAAAGAATATAATGGAACATTGTATGTACCACCCCAGCCAACTCCAACCATAAACCTTCCTCATTGTCCATATTGCCGTTCAACCAATATCAAAAAGATTTCCGGTGCAAGTAAGGCAGCATCGGTAATTGGCTTTGGAATTCTTTCAAAGAAGATTGGAAAGCAGTGGTATTGTAATAACTGCAAGAGTTATTTCTAGAGAGGTGTTTGATTATGGCATTAATAAATTGTCCTAATTGTGGACGACCTAATGTTTCTGACTCGGCAGAAAAATGTCCTGAATGTGGATATAATATAAAAGCACATTTTGAAGAAATTAAAAGAAAACAAAAAGAATTTGAAAAACAAAAAATAACAGAAGAACAACGTAAACAAAAAGAAATTGAGCAAAAAGTAGAAGAAGAGAAGCAAGTTGAATGCCCGGAATGTCATGAATTATTCTCAGCAAAATTATCGACATGTCCTAATTGTGGTCTTTCAATAAATGATAACGAAAACATAAAAAGACTAAATGAGATAAATAGACTTGAAAAAATTGTAAAACAAAAAAAAGATATAAAAAATTTTTTATTTATATTTTTGTTTTTCTTAATTGCATCAATATTTTTTTTAAAAGGTTATTTTAATGATCACGATTCTTTTTCTGGTACTTTTGCTGGATTATCATCGGTATTTACATTTTTGTGTTTTATCGGATTTGCTATTTCTATAAGCGAACATTTTGAGAACCAATCCAAACTCAAACTAGCAAAAGAAGATTACGATAAATATCTTGAGCAAAAGAAAGAAGCACAAATTCAGGCAGAACTTGCTTCAATTGAAAAACATCAAAAATATCTTAATAATGCACAGTGCCCATATTGTCATAGTAGAAATACTAAAAAGATATCCACCGCAAGCAGAGCTACATCTGTTGCTTTAGCTGGTATCGCAAGCAAAAAGATAGGTAAGCAATGGCATTGTAACAATTGTGGTAGCGATTTTTAAAGGTAAAATTTATGTCAAAAACAATATTAACATTAGATGAGATAAACCTTCTGAAGCATAGCGAAGAACCAAAGAAAGAAGATTTATATGGGAATTTGTATAAAATTCTTTGTGAACTAAAAAATCCAAAAGCAATTACTTTAGAAAATTTACATCTAAACAGCAAAGGCGAAGCAGCTCTAACATATAACAAGAAGACACTTATTGATACCGTAATTAAAGAATGGTATGCTGAAAATGTCAGTGAGAGTGATCCGGATAAAGTTACGAGATGCGAATTATGTAACACACCAAATAAGTATATTTACTTTATTCGGAATCGTTTAAATAATGAAGTGTTAAACGTTGGATCTCATTGTATAACAAAATTCCCAGGGATGGCTGGATACATAGAACAGCACAAACAATTATCAGGAATTAAGAACAACCATAAAATAATTGCTAGAAGAAATGAATTTCATGATCAAATTCCTGATATAGATAATATCCTTTCTGAATTAGATGAATATAAAGCTTCAATTCCTATTGCGTTATCAACTAAACTACAGGAAGATTTAGATGAGACGATTGTACGTATTCGCAAAATATATACAACATATGTTGACACAGGAAAGAAACTGTACACCACAGAATATTCTGTCTTTGAACTGTTTAAAATTAACTATGATCATTACAATAAGTTAAAACTACTTATAAAAGAGCACATCGAAAATAACAGAAGTAATCCTTTTGTTTGTAATAGAAGAGAAGTCGAATGGTTAAAAATGAACAATTCGAAGATATTAAAACAAATACAAGACAATAACGGAATCTATAAGCAAGATACCATTCAAGCTGTTTGCAGTGCTGATTTCATAAAGGATAATATTAATACCATTTTAAAACAAGGAAAATTACTTCATAGTTACATTGCAAAAATAACTGAAGCATCTATCCATATAACATACGATAAGCAGGGATATGATGATTATTTAAGAATGAATATTTTGATATCCGACTTCATGGTAAGGATTGGTGCAAAAGCTTTGTTTGACAAGAATTTTACATTTTCAGATGATGATTTAATTTCGATCGCTAAAATGGAAGATTTAATAGACAATTTACAATCAATAGTTAATCACTTATATAAAATAATGAAGAAATCTGGATATGCTCTATTAATAGATTACCGAAAGAATATGTTAATATTATATCGAAAAAATGATAAAGCAATTCGTAATTTCAAACCTTATCCTTTTATGAATTCATATAAAGATTATATGTTCTTTGATGAAGATAAAGTGAAATATTTTATAAAAAGAATGATAGGAACAACCACAAGCAAATGGATATCTCTGGAAGAACAAATAAAATATGATACAAACTTTTATGTTTGGACATTATATGAAGAACAATGGGTTGATCATATGTAAGGATAGAAGAGTAGAGGGTAAAATTTTCTCTACTCTTTCTTTTTATACATAATAAAAGAGCAGTGTGATTACTGCTCAGATTGTTACTTTTGTTCTTGTAATTCCTCTATCAACATTTGCTCTATACGAATAACATCTGGTTGAGTTGGAGTAAATTTAACACCATGTCTCATAAGATTAATTATTTTCATTGCATTAGATTCAATAAATAATAACTTTTTCTTATCCTTTATTTGCATAAAAGTATTTTGCTTTATATATGGATTCATAATATATTTTTCCGTAATAGGAAACATATCTTGAAACAAAAAAGCCTGTTCAATACCATTCACTTTAATTATTTGAATATGATCATGCTTTTTATTTTTATTTATTTTCTGCTGAATAATATCTTTATATTTATCTATCTTACTACTACATGGTATTACCCATAACAAATTCGTTTTACTATCTTTAAATGCATAATAATGTGGTCTTTTGGTATCCGCTTTATTAGCTTTTAAATACTTGTCTCCTATAAAATCAAAGAAAGCATCTTTTATAAAGTACATCCGTCCATCAACAAATTCCAT